ACTTCGTCCGACGTACCTTGTTCCACATAGGTCACAACGTGACGGTCTGCGGCGTAACTGATTTTCGGGGGACGCTGAAGGTTGACCGCTCCGCCACCGAACGGCTGTGAGGCCGATGCAGAGGAGAAGAAGGTGTTCAGGTTAGAAACGCCACCGGTGTTGGAGTTCGAGACTCCAGTGATTCGACGGTATTCCTTGGCCTGACCAACGCCACCGATGCGGCTGATGCTGTTACGAAGAATGAACGAACGCGGCACCAAGAGTGCGAGCGCAGGGTCAACATCGTAAGGCACCAGGGCGTAGGTGCCACTGATCGACGTGTTCAACGGGTTGGTGAGTGTCCAGTCCTTGTTGATTTCAGAAAGACGGTCTAACGCGCCTTGAACATCTGCAATCTGGTCTGGCGACATCGCCTTGTTGGTCATTTCTTCACGCAGTGATTCAAGTTGGCTCGCTGGGTTGGAAGTCGCCGTCTTGACGATTCCTTGCTCACGAACGAACATCGCTTCACCACGATTGGCGGCGCTCAGTGCCTTGCTCTGACATTGTGACAGAGCAGACTTGAACGCCTCAAAACGGTCAACGCGTTGTTCGGCTGGAAGACCAGCGAACATCTCGTCAACGCGAGGTGGGGCAAAAGCCATAATAAGTTCCTTTTCTGGGTTATGCGCTGATGATTTCAGCGGCTGATTTGGCCAGACTCTCGGCCTTGGCGAAGTAATCCGCCTTGAGCGTTGGGTCTGTTACTTGTCCTGCAATGTGACGAAACCTTCCGGCTTCGGCTTGCATGCGCTCAGCGTCTAATGCCTTAGACGTTTGTGAGTGCGTTCTGGTGATTGCAGGCCCACCAGGTGCGGCCATTTCCTTGATTCCTGCCAACTCAGCCTCTAACAGATCAAACTGTTCTTTCTGAGCGGCCTTAGCAATCTCGGTCACGGTCTCTTCGAGGTTGAGAACCTTGCGGATCTCTGCTCGCAGTTCTTCTTTTGCGTCGTCATCTTCGCTGGCCCGTTTGATCAGGTCGGCGTCGACGCCTAAAGCCATATATGCCATAGAGTCATCTCCTATTGTTTGTCCAGCATCATCGCTGTCTGTCGTGAACGGTGAGTCGGTCTCGCCTTCAGCTGCTTCGCCTTCCCACCAGTTGAGAAAGATTTGCAAGGCCGTCATAAGATCACGCACGTCGCAAACTTCGTCTTCTTCGCCCGACATCATTTCGTCGAGTTCGGCTTTGATCAGGGCGATCAAGGAAGTTCGCACGGCTTCAAGGTCGGCGGCATTGTGTTCTACCTTCCCCAAGTCGGCTTCGAGGTCTTTCCACTGATCAGGAATCAAGTCTTCGCGACCAAGGGTTGCAGCTCGACTCTTGATGTGGGCGATGGTTTCCGCACGGTTCTTGGCACGACCAATGGACTGGATAGCGTTCTTGAGGTCGGCAACGGTCTTGATGGGGAAGCCACCACCTTCCATCGCTTGCCCTGCGTCGGCCATGTTTGCGCGCTCGGCGTCGCTGTAATCCTTCTTGGCAACGTCAGCGTCGGCATCTTTGGTGCCAGAGATATGAGCGTCAATCTCGGCCTGGGTCATTTGCGAGTTTGAGAGTTGAGGCTTCTTGCGGTCATGGATCTCGGCCGTTGGCGTACCGGCCTCGGCTGGTGCGTTGTCGACCAGGCCGGTTCCGTCGCAGTGGGGGCAGGTCTGGCCGGTCTCAGGCAGTTTGCCGAGTCCATCACAGACTGAACACTGATGGTCGCCTGGGTATTCCTCGGGGTTGGCTTCGTATCCCTGTTCAGGTGTCCAATCGCCAGGGATGATTCCCTCGGTTCCTGGGGAGCCATCGCTTGAGATCTCTGAAGGAGCTGCTGAGGAAGCATCTTGGACAATGGTGGAGGACTTGTGGACTCGGTAGGAAGCCAGTTCAGCGGCTTCAAGTTCTGAGATCGCTGGGGCTTCGACGGCTTCGAGATCCTCGGTGCCGATGGCCTTGGCGATATTGGCAACTGCGGTGGGGTTGCAGGGACGGTCAACGTAAGAGACTTCGACGATGGTGCCACCGATGATTCGGCCACCCTTGGCGACAGTGTCTTTGATGACCTTGGCACCCTTGATGCCGATGGAGTAGCCCTTGAGCGCACCGGCTTCGATCTTTCGAGCCGTGTTGTCGTCGACTACCTGAGACTTCAGGAACCAGTCGTCGCCTTCGCCATTCAATTCAACACCCACGCCTGCGGCGATGGGCTGGTGCATCTCTCGCACGTTGCCAAACTTGAACCACGCTGGCATCGCTTCTTTGAGCCAGGTCGGGTCACAGATTTGCTCGTCGAGGTCAAGGTCAGGGCCGGTGGCTTTGCCGTAGACGATCAAGTCTCCGTCAGAGTTCTCGGTTTTGACGATGTCGCCAGCGTAGGCATAGGTGATGCTCATAGGTCTAAACGTCCTTGTTAGGTGAACTATCTGAGAAGCGTAGTAGCGCCGACTATGACTCCGACGCTAGGTCTGCTTCACCAGCGCCAGTGATTGCACAACGACAGTTCGGGTGTCCTGGTGGTTGATCGTCGCTGAGGTCGTGTGGGTTGTCTGCTTCTTGGTCAAGGCACTCGTCGCACGCTCCGTCATAGGCCAACCAGTTGAATTGGGTGAAGCCCATCGCGTCAAGTTGCTCCGATGCGGCGGCAGTCTGCGCTCGGTTGGCTTCGGTTGTTGCGATCATGTCGGCTCGGTCTGGGTTGTCAAGAAAGTCTCTGATGTTTCTTGAGATCTCGTCAACGCTCGAACCTTGGGCCAATCCATCGGATATGACATTTCCAATCACGCCAAGTGTTGTGTCACTAATCCCTTGAATGACATCGCCCTGAGCGGCGAGAAGGTCGGCCAGTCCACCATCGGCGGTCTGAGCAGCTGCGGCGGCGTCGCCTGGCTTCCAATTAGACCAGTCGGTTGATGACGCGATGGAAGCGGTGTTGGAGATGTTCTGAATCCCTGGCTGTGGGTGAACGTCACCGGTGGCTTTGATGCCTGAGAGATAAGCGGCCGATGAGACGTTTTGCAAGACTGACCCAAGCGGCTGAAGGTTCAGTGAGATGTTCTGAAGCCCAGTTACCTCGGCTTTGATCTTGGCCTGCGCTCGATGAATGGCGGCGGTGATCTCAGTTTGCGAGATGATCTTGCTCATGGCCTCTCGGATCTGTGGGCCAAAGTGAGCGATGATCTGATCTAGGCGGTCTGCTCCTGGTAAGTCACTCGGCGACCTGCCTGGATTGACTTTTTTTTTAGGACATCGGCCTGGGCCTGCTCGTTGAGAACCTTGGCGACGTCAGCGTCGACGGTCTCAAAGACGAAGTCACGCCATTTGCCTGCGGCCTTACGTTTGGCCACGAAGGACTTGAACGACTTCATCTCTGCCTCGGTGGACTTCTGAGAGCCGACGATGGAGTTAGCCCAAGACTTACCTGCGTCGCCACCCCATGCGGCCCATGCGACTCGGCCTGGCGATGGGTAGCCCTTGTCGCCAGGACTCCAGCCTTCGCCAGACTTGTCAACTTCGTGGCGTGCAAGGAACGAGGCGATGCGCTTCACCGTGTCGAGACTGACTGAATGACCGGCGGCGAGATCGCTTGCTCGCTTGCGGCCTGTGTCGGTGAATCCTGAACCGGCGTGGCCATCGGCAATCCACTGAAGAGCGCGCTTGGCTTCCTCTTGAACGCCCTTGGGTGGGGTGTATGTATCCGAGTCTGCGGCCTTGGTCTCAACTGGAATCTCTTCGGGCTTTGGCTCTTCGGGCTTTGGTTCGTCAGGAATCGGCGGTGCGACAGGTGCGTTGCCGACTGAGCCGCTGGTGTCGTCTGCGCCCTCGGTGCCGACCTGGGCTGTGGTCTCGCCACTGCTGTCGGTTTCCAACATGCCTTTCAAGAAGGTAATGGCGTTGCCAGCCACGATGAACGGCTCGTCGGCCTCTGGCATATCGTAAAGCGGTTGACCAAGTTCGGCCTGGACATCGTTCAAGGTTTTCTGACCTGAGTAGAGCGACGTCTGGAGAGCCTGGGCCTGGTCAAGTTGTTGTTTCGTGGTGCCTTCATCTGAGAAGACGAACTCGGTGCCAAAGGTGCCACCCAGGAATCGACGGTTGAGTGAGTTGATGCAATCGGCGATGAACTTCTCCAAAGGCTTCTTGCTCATAAGTTCGGCGTTGTCTTGCTCGCCTTCCTGCTGGCCCTTGCCACCCAATCCAGTTCTAGGGATTATGCCGAGCTGCGTGGGCTGAACTCCGAACATGGCAGAGACGCGCTTGATGATGAACTCGTCGTAGGTGTCCTTGTATCGCTCGTCAATCATCGGGGCGAACACGGGATCGAACGACTTAGGAAGCATCTTGATTCGGTGGCGCTCGGCGGTCTGGCCGGTCAAGGTGTCGTTCAGTACGCGTTCGAGTGAAGCCAGTTTCAGGTGATCCAACTCGTCAGAGTCGGTCTTCATAAACGTGGTTGGCATCGCGCCTTCGGTGTATTCGGCCCTGAGCCACTGCTGGCGTTCGAGGTAAAGCGTGGCCATTGGTATTGACATTTCGACAGAGGAGTAACCGTAGGGCGACCAGGTGCGGCGGTTCTTGACGAAGTAGGCCAGTTGGTCTCTGATGTATTCACCGTCAGGGCCTTGGCCTGTGAAGAAGTCGCCATCGCTGTCCTTGCTGGCCTGGTACTCGCCACGAGGGAATCCCCACAGGACTTGTTGGAAGGCTGGTGAGGGTGCGTGGGGTATGTCACCACGATTGTCCAGCAGGGGCTTGATCGTGGCACCGTCGATGATGTCAAAGCCGATGACTTCACGGCCAAGGTTGTAGCGAGGATAGATCGGCATGGCGTCGTAGACGAAGTGATTCCATAGGGCCTCGGTCAACCATTCGGCAAAGCCTCGGTCTGGGTGAACGTAGGGCGCTTCCCAGAACTGCTTGAGTCTGGCGATCTCGTCACTGTATTGGTCACGCGCTATCTGGTTGGCCTTGGCGTGGCCGCAGTTGCGTTCTTTCATTATCTGTGAGATGGCCTGGTCACTGACCGTGATTTCCCATTC